CCGGGATTCACCCTAGAACAGGTGGTGGAGGCAGTAGGAGCCGCCACCGTTTCAGGGACCGTGGAAATCACCTTCGATCAGTCTGCAACGCTGATTAACGATGCAGCTTATTCAGGTGGTCAGCGAGCCCAAAAGACTGCCGAAATACTGCAGATCATTGATCTTTTCCGCCAGTACATCGTGCGCCAGAGCGACGTAGCGCAGCCGTAATGTCCGGCTCGTGGGGTCAGCAGCTCATCGGTGGACCGCCAAATGCCTCCGGTGGCAATCCTGGAGGCACGGCAACCGGCGCTCAATACGATTGTCCTGGCGGCCGCATGGTTATTGCCGCAGTGGCCACGGCTTGGAATGCCTCAACTGCAACGTTGAACATGCTGGGGCCGGATGGAGCCACACTATTGGTGGTCTCTCCTACGCAATCGACCTTCACCGCCAACGGAGTGGGGATTGTCGATTTACCGCCATGCACGTTGCAAATGGTGGTTTCTGGCGGAACTCCTACAGCGCTATTTGTTTCCATCGCACGTGTGGTGGCTTAAATGGCCGTTGCTGGTGGGGGTGATTTAGGCGTATTGACGCCTGGCAGTGTGCCTCCAGCGCTTAGCGCAGGGATCACGCAAACCACAGTTGCAACTCCTGGAGCCACGCTTACCACTGCAACACCAGCAAATGTCGCGAGTAAGTCCTTAGCACCAGGCACCTATTTGATATGGGGCATTGTGGATTTTGCCTTGACGGCTGCAACCTCGACAGAATATCGGGTTGGTCTTTCTTTAACCTCTGCCACATTGGCAGGACAGGCAGGTGGGGGTGGGTTAGGCCCTGATCCTACATCCATCTTCCCATTCGCTCCGGCCATCACTACCGATATAGTCAATGACATTGCAGGCCCGACCATCGTTACGCTGGCTGCGACCACTACTGTATTTTTGGTAGCTCAAGCCACCTTCAGCGCTGGCGGTATTACCGCTTTTGGAACATTGAACGCCATGCTCGTATAGAAAGTGCCTTAAAGTTCAAGCATAGTCGGGCCAATGTCAGCCCCAGTCGATATTGCCGATCTTTGCCTGCTGATTCTCGGCAAGCCTTCTATCGCAAGCTTCGCTGATAACTCCAATACCGCTCGCGCGATAAATATCTCCTACGATCAGCTGCGCCGCAAGATGCAGGAAGGGCCAGGGACATGGCGCTTTACAATCAAACGTACGAGTCTACCTGCACTTACCACGCAACCGGCTTCAGGACCATTTCAGCAGCAATTCGCATTGCCGTCTGATTTTTTGCGGCCATTGCAGGTAGGAGATACCTATGCTGGCCTTGATATGTCGGATTATAGACAAGGGCCTACAGATGCAGATTACTCGATCGAGAGCGGAATTCTACTATGTGATTATGGTGTTCCGGTTTCGCTCATGTACGTTTCTGATACTTCCAACACCACGCTTTTCAATCCAAATTTTAGTATCGCATTGGCTGCCGAGCTAGCCTATTACAACTGCGAGCGCTTAACCGGATCGGATGCCAAACAAGAAGCTGCTTTGAAACGGCGCGATAAAGCTTACTCGGATGCCGCGGCCTCAAACGCCATGTGGAGCCCTCCTGGACACAACGCGGACAGCGAATGGATCACAGCTCGAATGGGCAATGCCTAAGTGGGTAAAGCCTCTACGGCTATAGCCGCTTTCAATGCTGGTGAGTGGGCGCCGCAGATGGAAGGCCGCACCGATAACGAGAAGTACGCAATTGCTGCTCACATCGGCCAGAACTTCATCTCACTCAAACAAGGCCCAGCTACTTTCCGTCCGGGGACAGCTTATGTGCAAGCAGTCAAGAATAGTGCCAATCGTACCTGGCTGGTGAAGTTCGAATTCTCCCAAACTCAAGCTTTTCAGATTGAATTCGGAGACAAGTATGTCCGTTTCTACACGCTCCACGGTCCGCTCTTATCCACCGGAAATGCTGCATATAACGCCGGCACGGCCTACGTGGTTGGCAATCAGGTGGTCTCAGGTGGCGTCACGTATTATTGCATCGCACAGACCACAGGCAATGCGCCTCCTAACGCGACGTTTTGGTATCCAATGGCGCCATACCAAGGGTCACCTACGATTGCCATTTATGAAATACCGTCTCCATATGCGGCTTCTGATCTCACGGATTCCTTAGGCGAGTTCACGCTTCAAGTTGTTCAGTCAGGGGACGTGCTTTACCTGGCAGGTGGTTCGGCGGGCAGCGGCCCATCTGGGGTCGGATATCCGCCGTATACCTTAACGCGCTTTGCGAACAATCCGCCCAATTGGCAGTTCTCACAGTTCTCACCAACAGATGGTCCTTTCCAGTCTCCTACACCTTTGGTTCCTGGAAACGAGATAGCGCTCACCGTGTCAGCAGTTCAAGGCACGATTACGATCAATGCGTATGGCGGGAATCTTTTCGCAGCGACCGATGTAGGGCGCTTAGTTCGAATTCAATCCCAGTATTTCAATGTTACTCCGTGGGCTAATGGAGTGTCTTTTGCTGCCGGTGCTTCGTGTGTAAATAATGGGAACAATTATCTTAATATCGGGGCGACAGCGACCAGTGGTGGGTCACCTCCAGTCCATACCGCTGGAAGCACTCTGGATGGCCCTATAGGCGTTCGCTGGCTCTATACCGACTCTGGCTATGGGATCGCGCAGATCACCGCTTTTACCTCAGCCACGCAGGTCACAGCGAAGGTTTTGACACGCTTCCCGGCTAATGTGGTTGGCTCAACTGCTGCCATCACAGCAATCACCCAAGCAAATCCTGCGGTAGTGTCTGCAGCCAATGCTTTCACAGCAGGAGAAGCGGTCTTTATTACTGGTGTTGTGGGAATGACACAGGTAAACCAAATCCCATATTCGAATCAGACAACGAGTGGCACCACAGTCACTTTGGCAGGAATAGACTCGACCGGCTTTACGGCTTACTCATCTGGTGGAACCATCATTGGGAATGCCTCGGTGGAGTGGCAATTAGGAGCTTGGAGCAATACCACTGAATGGCCTCGAGCGAATACGTTCTTCAAAGACAGACTCTTTTGGGGCGGTAAACTCACTTTGTGGGGTTCAGTCCCTGGCCTTTATACGAGCCACGCCCAAGATTTCTTCGGCCAGCAGACCACTGATGCTGCAATCAATGTCATCGTCACCGGGACAGATGCCTCTAATATCTGCTGGCTCAATGGCGCGATTATCATGCTGGTGGGAACTGAAGGAGGGGAATATGGGTTGGATGCTGCAAATTACTCCGCAAGCCCGCTTGGCCCTGCGAATGTGGAGGTGCTACGTCAGAGCAATTGGCGCTGCCGGCACATTGCGCCGATTCTGGTAGGTCCATCGCTTCTCTACGTTCAACGCGCAGGACGCAAGGTCCTAGCCGCGGACTATAACTTTTACCTCAATCGTTACGATTCGACCGATCAATCGAAGTTTTCCTATCACATATCTATCGGTGGTTTAACTTCGGTTGCCTTCCAGCAGGAGCCGTGGTCAGTGCTTTGGGCAACCAGACAAGACGGAACGTTACTTTCCTATACCTTCAACCGCGAGGATCAGGTCACCGCCTGGAATAGACACAACTTAGGCAATGGTGGGATTTGCGAATCGGTAAGCGTTACTCCGGCCCCTGACGGTCTTCGAGATGAAGTGTGGATGATTGTCAATCGCACCGTAAATGGTGCAGTGATTCGTACCGTCGAGTATATGGTCAAGCACTATGAGGGACCGCAGGCAGGCTACATAGGCGATGCTCAGTCTAGTTGTTGGTATGTCGATTGCGGTGTGCAGGCAACTATCCCAACGACTTTTCCTATCACCAATGTATCTAGCGCAGGCGGTATTCATGGTGGCAATACCACCTACACATGCAATAACAGTTTCAGTGTAGGTCAGTTGGTGTTCATCAGCGGCATACAATACACTGGTACCTTCAATCCGAATTTCCAAGGTGTGGCTATCACTGCGGCCACATCAACTTCATTCACCATCGCGCCGTTTAATTTTGGTGGCACATTCAATTATCTCTCGGGCGGAACGGCCTCAGTGGGCGCTGCAGGAGTTCCCAATACCGTGACAGGTCTACCTCCTGTCATGTGGAATCAAATGGTGGCGATCCTGGCAGACGGTTCAGTTCTACCGCAGCAAGTGGTTTCAAATACCGGGACGCTTACCTTCTCATCGACATTCAATGTCCTGAATATCGGTTTTCCCTATCAAGGCAATTTAGTCCCCATGCGCTATGAAGGGGGTGCAGATGAAGGAACCGCTCAGGGCAAAAAGAAGGACGGAACTAATCTGATTTTACGTCTGGTCGATACTGGCGGCGGACAGGTTGGACAGCTTTCAAATATCAACTGGCAGACGCAGTTCTATCAAGATCCTTTGGGGCTCATTACCCAGTCAGTGCAAGATTTGGAGTACATCACTACCAATTACACCACTACAGGCCTTGATCAACCGCCGCCCTTACAGTCGGGTGATTTCCCGGTTTCCTTCCCTACCAGACAGAACTCTGATCAGGATCACTCTGACCTGTATCAGTTGGTACAGCAGAACTTCCCTCTGCCGATGACGGTGGTCGGTCTATATCCTAATTATAAGGTTCAAGACCCGCAATGAGGATTGAGGTATTCAAGCCATATCACGTTGACCTGCTAAAGGCACAGGGCGTGCAAGATGCACAGGTCACTGAAGTCTCGCTTGTGCTGACCTCCTATGCCAGCATGGTTCGTCCAGACGGTCCAGCAGTTACGGCGTTCGAGGCTGATCGCATCATGATCTGTGGAGGAATCGCGAAGATAAGCGCTATTCAAGGCATTTGCTGGGCTCTCATGTCCCCGGAAGCGGGTAAGCACATGCTCTTCATGCACCGGGCGGTGCAGCGCTTTATCACTAGTCAGCCATGGAAGCGCCTTGAAGCTACAGTGGCTGAAGGATTCATCCCAGGTTGCCGGTGGGTGGAGATGCTAGGTTTCGAGTTCGAGGGCAAGATGCGTGCTTATGGACCTGCAGGTGAGACTCACTTGCGCTATGGTCGGTACGGCTAATGGCCTTTCTTCCTGCAGCGCTCCCTTATATCGCCGCGGGTGCCTCTGCGGTCGGCTATGTTCAGAAATCCAATGCCGATACCTTTAATGCCCAGGTTGCGCAGAACGAATCTAAGCTCTCGGTCGATCAAGCCAATGCGCAAGAAGGTATGGTCAGGCGTGCATCGCGTGAAGCTTTAGGCAAACAAGCCGCCGCCTTCGGTGCTGCCGGTGTTGGCTACGGCGGTTCATCTGAGGTCTCGCTCGATCAGTCGGCAATCAACCAGGAACTCGATGCCTTAAATACCCGCTATAAGGGCTCGATCACAGGTTATGGCTATCGGGTGCAATCAGGGATTGACCAACAGAATGCGCGTCAAGCAGGTCTTATGGCCGGTGCCGCACTTTTGAAGGGCTACGGTTCTAGTAAGGACTACACAGGGGGCGCAGGCCCAAGCTACGCTAGTGGCTAGAGTAGCAGGAGAGGAAACCTATACTCCACAGGTACAGCCTGAGGATTTGCCGCGTAAGATTGTTCCGCGTGATGAGGGCATTAGTGCCGCTCCTGCCTTTGCGCAAGCTGCCGAAGCCTCAGAAGCCAAGTACAAAGCCGATTCGGTCACCTTTGCCGGGACTCAATTAGCCCAGCTTCGTCAGCAAGCGCTGCAGTCTTTAGATCAGGCCAAGCAGGCTGTGCCGGTCGATCCGAATGATCCGGATGCTATCAAGAAGATCGATGGCTTCACTGGCAATTACCTGACGCAGTTCGATAAGCAGGCGGCAACTTTCACCGGCAATACAGCAATCCAGAATAACCCTTTCGCCTCGCGCATGATCAACAATGGGATCTCGGAGCTTCGTTCAACGCTTCAGACCCACACCATGGAATGGCAGGCTAATCAGGCGGTGGCTTATCGCTCGAATGCCTTCGATGCAGCTGTCAAAACTCAGTCCGCGATTGTGGAAGCCCATCCAGAGATGGCAGGGCAAATCGGGGCAACCTTATCCGATCAAGCGAATGGCATAGGGGGTGATCCAGCGGCGCGGCTCACGCGAATGCGCCAGATGCACGATGCATTGACTTTGGCATCTGCCAATGGCCTTACACGCCAAGACCCGCGCGGCATGCTCTTAGCATTGAAAGATCCTGAGAATGCGCCAGAGAGCTTAAAACCGGTGATCTCGGATCTCTCGGACGCACAGCGCGAGGCGATCCGAGCCAAAGCCAATGAGCACATGGGCGATACGGTTTACACCGCCTTGGAGAATAAGAACTTTCGCGGTGCGCAGCTCGCGCTCAACAAGAATGAGGACATCATTGATCCAAAGATGGCAGAGACCTTACAGCGCACGATCAATGGTCAGGTCGAGATGGCTCGCACCATGGCCGATCGCGCTCAAAAGGATGCTTCTGATTCGCTCCTGAAGAACGCAATTCTGATGCAGAAGAACGGGCAACTTACGCCTGCCTACATCGAGAAGTACCACAACACCTGGGAACCAGCGGCTTATGAGTACGCCTATAAGTTGCTCTCAGGCAAAGAAAACCAGACCGACCCGCATGTGTATGCGCCACTCTTGCAGCGTTCCTTAGAGGGTGAGGATGTCACTAAGGAGGCTGAGGCTGCATTCTATTCCGGGAATTTGAAGCAAGAGGACTATACCAAGATCGTGGAGAAATCCGATCTACCGCGCGGCAACTTCGTAAAGAACGGGGCTTCCTATATCGAACAGGCCTTAAAACCTTCTCCCTTGCTCTACAAGCCGGATGCGGCATTGGACTATGCCAACGCCATGGATGACTTCCATTCATGGCTAAAGGACAATCCTAAGGCCACCAGCGAGCAAGGAATGAAGGAGGCTCGCGCGATCGCGCAGAACTATGCTTTCGTGCAAGCCGATAAGGCCGTGACCTTTGGTCCTGTGCCGATGCATTTGGTCGGAACACGCCAGCAGGCCGATATTGGGGGTACCTGGGCGGCGACGAAAGCCGCGCACGATTCCGGGGAAATGTCAGATTCCGAGTTCGCGCGCCAGTCGGCCCTCATCAATAACTGGCTCTCATACCAGAACAAGCAGCAAGCCACTAAGGCGGCTCAGCCGAAACAGCAATGAGCAGCCCCGCCGAACAATTAGACGCGCAATTCAAGGACAATCGGCCACCTCCGCCGCAAGGTCCGCCACCGACTTCCTTGACCGTGGCACCTCCTAGTGTGCAGTCCTCCTATATGGCGCATACCGAGAACTTGCGCGGTGCGGCTGCTTCTGAGCAATTGGACGCGGCGTTTCCAACTGCGCCCAAACAGGCAGAGGCGCCTAAAGCTGCGCCTGCCGCGCCAGAGCCTAAACCAGCGGTTGAGCCAGGCGGTCAGGTAGACCAAGCCGTCCAGGCCGAAATGCAGCGCTTACAACAGCCGCCAGATACGGTTGGAGCGCGTCTAGATAAGCAGTATGGCAAGGATCTGCCGAATGTCCTGCGCGCGAAGGCTGAGGAAAATCTTGGCATCAAACAACCTACCGTGCTCGATAAGGTTGAAAAGGTGGCAAGTGATGTAGGCACAGGAATAATCGAAAGTCCCGCGGTAGCCGTGAAAGGTTTTCGCGACGCCTATCAGTCGATCTTGGAACTGAGTAAGCAGGCGGGCGAGTTCACGAATCACTATCTGCCGGCGCTTCAAGTACTAGACAAGCAAGGTAGCCTCATTGCTCCGCGGATCGTCATGCCATCAGAGAGATATCCGCGGACTTTGAGCACTGAAGTATTAGGCACGAGTGGTCAGGCGAATCCTGACCTACCACCGTCTTTAGCCGATGATATGCACTTCCCGGATGTTGGGCATGATGCAAGGTCGGTGACCGGAAGTCTGATCCAAAACACCACCCAGTTCATTACCGGCATGGGAATGGCTGGCAAGCAATTAGCGGCTTTAGGTGTCGTTTCCAAGGCTGGGTGGGCCGCTCGTGGTCTTACGGCGATCAAAGGATTCTTGGGTGCCTTTGAGACATTTGATGGGCCGAAACAGGATCTATCAAATCTGGTGCAGAACGTTCCTGCTTTGCGTAATCCGGTGAGTGAGTTACTTGCGGTCAAGGGCGATGATAGCAATCTCGTGCGACGCTTAAAAACTGCCGCAGAAGGTACGGTGGTAGGTCAGGCGATTGATGGACTCGTTGGCGGTATTCGCTACCTTCGCGCCGTGAACAATGCCAAGGAAGCCGCGGAACATGTGCAAGGCTTGGCGGTAGGCAATGAGGATCTAGGCGAGAACATCGGTTCGCCTCCTAAAACCTCGCCGCTTGAAAGTCTGGGCGATCAGTCAAAACCATTGGTAGCCGCAAACTTCAATGAAGCCGGTACTCGCGTCAATGCGCAGATGCAGGCGATTGAGGGAATGACGCCGGGTGAAGTCGCCTCCATGGGCAAGATCGGCGGCGCCAGCAACATGGTCGATGAATTTCAGTCCGGTAGAGAAACCGCCCCGACTGGGTTCTCCGGCTTCCGTGTTAACGACAACACGAATGTGGATCTTGCGACCGATCCATTCGATAAGAACACGGCGCATCTTGAGATGATAAAGACCGACGAACCGGGTCAAGGGGCTGGAACTGCGGCCTTAAAACAAGTGACTGATCTGGCCGACAAGCATGGAGTCACACTAGAGCTTAACGCCGTACCGCAAGCCGGTGGTCCTGATGCCGCTAAGCTCATGTCGATCTACGAGAAGGCTGGCTTTGTAGCTAACCCAGACAAGGGTGCTGCTGCCATGATCCGCACCGCTCAACCGAAAGAACCTGGGGTATTCATTAACTTCGCCCGCATCGATACCCCGGATGATGTCAAGAGCGTGATGGGGCATCTGGCCGATTC